ATTCCACCAATATGACTTTCGATAACATAAAAAATTATTTAAATAAAACAGACATAATTGTCTCAACAAAGCTTGACAACAACAATCTTGTAGTTTATATAAAAAATGAGGAATTAGAGCATAAAACCATTAATGTAATAGGAAATGTGATTATAAAACGCAATTATTTTGAAGAGTGTGCTGAATTTATGAATTCAGAGCCTTTGTCTATACATGTAGAAGATTACGAACAGTCGGTTGATTTGAGGATGAATGCTTTCTCATTTAAATTTGAAGATTTTGAAGATTTTAATGTTGATAATATTAATATTGATAAATGGTCATCTGATGTAATAAATAGTATAAATCAATCCAAATTAAGAATTCAATTAACTGATGATCAAATGCCTAAATTAGTTAATCACTATAAAAATATTAATAAATTCGAAGAAAATACCATAAATATAAAAAACAACAAATCCCTGTATAATATTTTCCTTGAATTGTACAATGAAGATGATTTCTCACATTTAAACAGTTTAAGTTATGAAGAAAAAAACTCTTATTTTTATGAATTAATATCAGGTTATGATTTAGATAGAGAATCCGGTTCAAAAAAACATTACTTTCCATCCACTGAGAGTGATAGATATAGCATGCTAAAAATCTCCGAAAAGATGAGACTAAAACATGGAAATCAAAGTTTAGATCCTAATAAATTGTTATCAACTTGTGATAATGATTTAGAGGATTTATATAATTGGATTGATAAATCTATATATGATGAAATGCCAATGACAAAATATCAGATTGACACTGAATTAATGGTTCAATCCGTAATGACTCAATTTGAAAATTTTGAATCAAAGTCTCTGAAGCTTGAAAATCTCAAGCTATCTTTTGAAGACTTTTCTGAGTTTCTTAGAACTATAATGAATCCTAAGATTTATGAGTGTTACATGATATCAAAATTATTCAATTCACTTGTTTATCACATGAATGTACATTTTCCAAAGTCAGTAATAGTTTATGACACTGCAGGATTTAACAATATTTGTTTGAAGTTATACTCTGGCAGTAAAGCTGTTAATGATAAAGTGTGGAGATCATATGAAATCTATTCAATAGTAAATCAGCAAGGATCAAATTCAGAATCATCAAAGTATGATTATCTTGAAGAATTTGTGGAAATTATAGATGAAAATTATGAACTTAGAAAAACTAAACTAAGATCAATAAATATCAGTAGAGCTTTGTATATATCAGAACTTTTTGACAATTTACTCATTGTAACCATGTCATATTGGTTTAAAAACCGTCCAAATTCCTATGAACTCAGAAGATTCTTTTTGATCTATTACTGGAATCTTTTCACTCAATCATCTTCAGTTAAAATGACATTGTCTTTTATGAAGTTTGTAGTGAATGCTACATTTTCTAGATACTCCGAAATTGATAATTTATGCAAAAAATATTTAATGAAACCGTATAAAAACCATATGTCTCTTTTGCTGGCAAAAGAAGAATTAATGAATACTTTAAAAAATCGAGATATTTATGAAAATCTATGTGCTACATTTCCTGATCAAAGAGAGAGAATTGATCAGTTAATTAATTCCGAATTTTACAGTTTGATTGGTAAGGCGAAAAATTTACAAAATTTGTTAGACACAACTATGTTGTACAATGTAGTTTTTAAATCTACTACAAATTTTGGTCATACTTATAAAAAGATGATTAAAAGTTTAATAGAGAATAAAATTGAATTAGAAGAAAGAAGATATAATGACAATTTTCGAATTGATAATCCTGATAAAGATAATTTTTCTAATAGAAATAAATTTTTCTCAGTTCCTGCGATGATATATTCTTTAAGATTATTAAATAAGGAAGTTCGTCCTTATGTAGAGAAGTTGGATCTGATGAGGGAAATATCTAATAATTTTGACAAAACTTTGGCAAATACAAAATCTTGTATGTCAATGGAATTTAAGCATATGAAATCTATTGAATGTTTAAAGGAATATGTTGGACATATGTTTAATAAGGAATCCACTTTATCAGCTATCGATATTCTTGATCATATTTATTCTGGTATATATGAAAGAAGATTTTTGATTAATGGTATACCCTATGAGTTCATGATGAATGCAATGTTTTTATCAACTAAATTGCAACATGAAGAAAACAGAAACATTTACATTCTGAATATAATCTCAAAATCTGTTGCCTATTTTATTCAATCAGAAAGTAAATTGAGAAATAAGCAACTTAAAAGAGAAATGGTTGTTGAAAGTATGACTAACAGGTTAAATTTATTATCACAAGTTAACAATATGGCTTACAACTCTCTTAAAAGTGATAAACTAATGGTTATTAATAACGGAGATATGGCTGGATGGTCTCCTAAAGACATTTATGAAAAATTTATAGTGTTAAAAAAATTAGAAATTAAATTAGGAATGTGTGATCCGGAGATAAACAGATTATTGATATTTTTCTTGGAAAAGTTTAGAAAGATGAAAGTGATCTTAGAAAATTATATAGACTATAAAAATTATGATTTTTTAAATGCACATATTAAAACTTTTAATTCCATAAATTACATAGAAATAGAATATTCATGGCCAGAAGGAATATTTCACAATATTTCATCATATGTTCATGAATTATCTAGCATTTTATGTCAAAAATTGTTAAGACAATCACTAAATGATTCATTACCAACATGGTATCAACTGGTTCATTCAGATGATTCTAACCAAGTGATAATTATTAATAATGATCAATTTGAGCAATTTGTTAAATTTAGTGAGAAAGTTCCCATGTTATTTGGATTAGAAATATCTTTAACAAAGCCAACTTTTAATACTGAAGTGAGTGAAATGTTATCTTTGTATAATATTCATGGTTTACAGTACGATTCTTATGTTAAACATATGTTCTTTCTTGAAAATGTAATAAGAAATCAATCTTTTGGCAGAAATTACAAAGCTTTAATAAGCAGAATATCAAATATTTTAACAAAAACTGATTTGTATGAATTTTGTGATTTAATCGAAACCATTTATTACTGTAAGCTGCTTAACAGATATCATTTATCAATTGATTCAGTTTTAAATCCATCCTCATTGGGAGGTTATAATTTGATGTCTATGAATCAAGTTTTGTCTTTTCCTATACACTTTAGTGATTTATTAAAATTATTTATATCCAATAACAAAGGTCTATTAAATGTTAGCAATTTAATAATTAATTCTAAAGTGGTTAGAGAAGTTAAATTATCAGATAAAATGTTTAAAAGAATCAAATTAATAAGAAATAATTTTGTTAATAAGAAAGAAATAGATTATCCTGTAGATTATAATCTTAAGTCTTCAAAAAATGAATTTGTGGAAATGTTAGAGTCAGATATAATTTTTAGAAAATTGGAGTCTTTTAGAGGGAAAGATTTATCGGAAAGGGTGATAACTAGATCGCTTAGTGATTCTTTACTCTATAAGTTGGAGAATGGCGATTATGTGAATATTAAAGATTGTATAGAACATTGCAATTCGAACAAGAATACTATGATACAAATTCTAAGTTATCATAACATAAATAATAGTATTCAATCCAACAAAGAGTTTGATACATTTTTAAGCAAATATTTTATAATTGAGAAAAAAGAAAAATTGATTAAATATGCTGAAGAAAATAGAACTTGGAGAAAGTTGATAGATAGATCATATTTTAATTTGACAAGAACTAATTACTTAATTTTAAAAAAATATGGCAATGATTTGTTCAAACAACCTTTTGTCGATCAATCAAAACTATTAAACTTGGTGACAGAATATAATATTTATAACAAATGCTTCAATATAACCAAATTTTCAAGTATAGAATATATAGATTCAAAATTGGATTTGCTTCAATTTTACTCTTATGGGCAGTTATTTATTAATACAAGATGCAGTTCAATTTTTAATTTTCTTGAGTCCAACTCAAAATTTAATTTTAAATTTGATCAGATTACAATGAACAAGTCTTTCAGTTTGATAGAGGAATTCATATCGGAGAAAAAATATTTAATCTCATCACTTTGGGAATCCTTGGAAGATTCGTTCAATGAGACTAGTAAGATTTTATACCCTAAGATGTTGATGTATTACGATGAAGAGATGTCATCTAGTGATTTGATATATGAAATTTCAAGCAATATTTTTGAAATGTTAAATAAAAAGATTGGAAATAAAACTATTAAAGATTTAATAGTGAAAGGAAACATAAGTGATTACTTAATAAAAAAATATTCTCAGTTGATTGATTTGTGTTCCATATATGAGTCTTCAATTTTTATAAAATCTAGAAGTAATTCTGTAATATGGATTGTTGATCAAAAGAGAATAGGAATTAATTATGAAGGACCAGGATTATGTGAAGTTTACTCCTTTGGAATTTTAACTTACATATGTTTAATATATGACAATGAGTATTATCTATTTCCAAATAAAGATTTAAATTCAATCAAGTTAAGTAAGCAATCAGCTTTCAAGATAATAAATCTCAGAAACATGTATCAGTCAAGAAGAATAAACGAACTCAAAGCTAAATTAACTCATATACTAACAGCAAATAATTTTTCAATAAACGAGTTAAATTGCTTTACCAAATTAAAATTGCAAGAATATTCAGGCAAACTTCACTTCTCAGTGGAACGCCTATTCTACAAACCTGGAATAAAAGTTGTAGTTAAGTCAATTAATGATTATTCATTTAATATACTTTTCAATGAAAATTTCTTCAGACAGACTGAAGATAAATTTCTCTCTTGGGATACAGTTAGTCTAAAGAAATCCAGGGATACTATAACAATTGAACCTAATAAAAAGACAAAGATCTTAAAAGAAACTGTAGTTGCTGATTATATGAAAGATTGCTCAAACAGTGTTTTAGTGAAACAAACAATGGAATCAGTGAGAAACTATTTATATAATTTATCAAAATCTTATGCTGTGATGAATTTGGATGAAACCGAAGATTTTGAAATTTCATGGTGTAAAAAACATGTTAAGTCACATTGTTATTTAAGTAAATATGGAACAACAAAAAAACTTGATGAATTCATGGATATAAGACCTTCTGTAAACTTTATAACTATATGTAAACATGACGGTTTAATAAAACATGATAAAACAATGAATAGAATAAAAACATTTAATCTAAAATCTGAAGAAAAAGTAAAAGAAGCTGATTGGATTAAAGAAATGATCGTGAAAGCTAATAAATTTAAAACCATAGATCAAGAAAAATATTTTGAAAACGCAAAACTTATAAGAAATTATATCACATTAATTGATTCAGTCAGAAAATCTGATGATTACAAGTTAAATATTGATAATGATAACATGAATGAAAAATCCTGGATTGATGATTATTTGAAATCAAGTGATTATATCAAAACATATGAATATATAAAATATAATACTGATAGGTTTTTAAAGGAAGTGTTTTCGTGCACTAAACTGAAATTAAATCCAGTTTTAAAAATACTAACTATAGAAGAGATATATTATCTGATGTATTGTGGATGTGTACCTTCTAGTATTATGGAAATTCTATCATCTGGAGTTTTGAATAAATTAAAATGGTTTTCAGAAGATCAAGTGGATATGATGTTTACAAGAGGGTTAAAACTATACGGAAAATATGATTTTATGAATGCTGAAATAATCATGGGTAGATTATCACTTCCGTTAGCACCCAAACCTAACATACCAGATAGTGAAAAAGGGCCAACTATTAAATATTCAGGGTTAGAAAATGATGAATCTCGAAATAAATTGATTTATAAGGAAATGAAACTAAAAGAGTTGATTGATTCACTATCAAAAAAAGAAATAGTTCTTCAGAAGCTAAAAATTAATTTGTTGGAATTTGAAAACAAATTCAATTCTATATTACAGCCTTTAAAAATCAGAGGCTCCATCCCAAGTGTTATCTTAGATCACCTAAATAACATTAGAGAAGAAAATAGAGTAAACCAAAAGAATGTCTTGAATAAACTAAAGAGTGATATTTTCGATATTGACGCTAGAATTTTAGTTGATAAATGTTTTATTGAAGCCTTAAAGGAGGATATAAATGAAATTAATCAAAATTATTATCCTAATGATTATTATCATAATCTTTTACTTCATTATTCATTAATCAAAGGAAATGATAAAACTTTAGAAAGAAGAATATTTGAGGATAGCATATTATATGATTACAACCGTTCTTTTGATTTATCATTTTTAGAGTATCACCCCGACTCAAAAAACAATGTTTCAGAAGAGAGCGTTTATCTAATATTCAGTTTATTGGAAATGTGTGAGCTAAATGAGAGGATTAGATTTTACAATATAACTCCAAAAAAAGAGATTTGGTTAGTTTCTGAAGCTGTTACGACTGGTGACAGAGAAATTAATATTCAAAATATAATAAATAAATTAAATTTTGATTTAAATGAAGAATTTGACAAATCCAAATACATGGAGATTGAATTGGATGATGATCAAAAAGACGAAGACGCTTTTGCAGAAAAGGATCATCCAGAGTTTATAAAATTAATTGAAAAAGAAGGATATAGTGAATTTGATTCCTATGATAAAAAGTTATTTCAGGTTAATGACGAAAATCAGAAACATCTTTTGCTTACAGTAAATCTTAGAAGATTAGAAAAGATGAAGAAACTAATCAACACCAAAGATTATAAAAATAATGAGCAATACGAATTAAATGACATAGTAAGAACTGATAATGAAGATATCACTAAGTTGAATGATTTCTATGAATCTCTCTCTAAATCAATGAAAGATCAATTGGATTTCATTGACAATCTAAAAGATCTTAGTGTCAACGAATCCAGATATTTAGAATGTAAAGATTTAGATGAATTAACAGAAATTAGAAAGTCAGAGGAAAAAATTTTAAAAACTGAAATATCAGTTCACGATCAAAGAAGTTTAAATAGATATTCAAAACATATTTCTTTAGACCAGGAAATAAATTACAATAGGTCAAATATTCTTGATATAATGAGTAATTATGAGCTAGGTTTTATGCATTCATCTGTTTCAGATAAGTCCTCTAAGTTCAACAAAGGTAACATTTCTAAATACACATATCAAATTAAGAAAACTACCATGATGAATCTGTATGATAAAAATTTCCATGGACTATTGAAGGATTTCCAAAAACTAGTTTACAAAGATAGTAAATTAGAGTCAGGTTCAATATTATCATATTTAACGTGTGTTTATGCTTATGTATTGACTAATCCAAATAATTTTGATATACAAAATTACGCTTCAACAAAATTCACTCTAGAGCTCTTAATCAATTTACTAATAACCAATCATGATTTAAACTTCGAATTTGTTGAGTTTAGATGTTTGATTAATGATCTCAAAGAGCTTGACATAAATCATGAACATTTAAAATTGGAATCTAAATTAAAAACAGTTTATAGCGATGATGATAAACTGATGATTTTTGTAAAAGAATCATTGCTATACTGTAAATCATTAAAAATCATTTAGTTTTAAATTTAATCCAATTTTTTG